AGATCATCGCGCAAGTGGTCGCCAAGAAGGAATTGCAGGCCATCGAGCGCCGGCCAGTGACAGCGGCGCCTTTGACGCAACTCCCCTTCGACCCAAGCGCGATGATTCGCCAGATGGTCGAGGAGTGGCAGCGTAACGAAGCGATCCAGCGCGAACTGGAAGACGAATATGACGCAGAAATGCTGCTATTGGACTGATATGACGCTTGAGGAACAAATCGCCCGCGCCGACCGCGCAAAGCTGCTGTACGAGGATCCGCTGATCCAAGAGGCGCTTGCTGATATGAAGGCCGCGATCATCGGTCAATGGACCGAGCTTGGCATCGAAAACAAGGCGCAAGCCGAAGAACTCAAGCGCCTCCTGTGGGCGACGCAGCAGTTTGAAAGCATCTTCACTGTAACCATCGGCGGCGGGACTGTGGCTCGTAACGAGTTGCTGGCCGACGCCACCAGACAACGGGCCGAAGCGGCCAGAAAGCGCATTTATGGCTAAGAAAGAGATTCAACCCCTGGCAGCTTTCGCTGTCATGGCCGAAGCGCAGGCGCAACACCTGGGCATCACCGTCTGCCAGATCACTCACCCTGACGCCATTGACGGCGATGTGTACGTGGGCGCCATGTCCGGTATCCGACTCGTCAAGGGCGAGAAGGTAAGCGCGGTCCTCGCAGACGGCAGCACGATCTAATTTACACAGGCTTGCGGTGCGCCTTCGAGCGCCGCCCGTTGAGTTAGGAATAATCAGTCAAGCCCATCCTTCGAGGTGGGCTTTTCCGTTCTGAACTCACACCTCACGGAGAACAACAGCATGGATGAAGACCTGAGCACCAACAGTTTCGCGGAAATGATGAGCGGCCCCGGCGATAACGAGCAAACCGAAGATTCGGACTCGCAAAACGACGATACCGCTCAGGAAACAGGCGAGGAAACCGCTCAAGACGACGCGCCCGAGCAGGAAACGGACAGCGCCGACGACGAGCAGGCAGAACAACCGGAAGCGGACTCTGACCAAGCGTTCCTTGAACTGGAAATCAATGGCGAAAAGGTCAAGGTATCGAAGGACGAAGCGAAGAACGGCTATTTGCGTCAGCAGGATTACACGCAGAAGGCCCAAAACCTCGCCCGCGAGCGCCAGGAATCGCAAGCACACATTCAGCAGCAGTTCGCGCAGGTTCAGCAGTTCAGCACCGAGATTGGGCACCTGACCAACCTTGATGCGACGCTGAGCCAATATCAGCAGGTCGATTGGGCAGCGCTCCGGGAGTCTGATCCGCTCTCGTATAGCACGCACCTGGCCGAGTTCAACGATATGCGCGCACGACGCGGCGAAATGGTACAGGCAATCACGTCCAAGCAGCAGCAGTTCGCGCAAATGCAGCAACAGCAGTTCCTTCAACAGACGCAAGAGGCGCAGACATACCTGCAAGCCAAGATTCCCGGCTTCGGTAAAGAACACCTCACGCAGATGAAGGATTTCGGCGTAGCGCACGGATTCACGCCCGAGGAACTCGGCAACGTGTCCGACAAGCGCATGTTGGAAGTGCTGTGGAAAGCGGCGCAGTTCGACAAGTCGCAAGCCACCACACAGAAGGCCGTCAAGGCGGTCGCGGCCCTGCCTACCAAGGCAAACAAGCCGGCGCCGGCATCGAAACCGGCCAACGAAATCAACATCGATAAACAAGTCAAGCGCGTGCAACAGTCCGGCAGTCTGAAAGACTTCGGCGCACTGCTTGGCATGACCAAGAGGTAATAAATCATGGCACAAGTCGCAAATACCTACGCAACCTTCAACAGCACTCGCAACCGCGAGCAACTGATGAACAACATCTGGAACGTGTCCGTTTCCGATACCCCGTTCGTCAAGATGATCGGCAAGGAAGCGGTCGAAGGCGTGTTCGTCGAGTGGAACACCGACGCGTACGCAGCCGGCGCATCGAACAAGGTCGAACAGGGTAACCAGTCGGTTATCGTCGCTGTCACCCCGACCGTCCGCCTGGGCAACCGCACGCAGATTTCCGAGAAGGTCTTCGGCGTCACCGGCACACAGGAAAAGGTCGAGAAGGCAGGCGGCAAGTCGGAATACGGCTACCAGCTCGCTAAGAAGATGGTCGAACTCAAGAAGGATATCGAGTTTGGCTGTCTGCAAAACACCACTTCGATTGCCGCGTCGGCTGGCGTCGCACCGCAAGCGCGTGGCCTGCCCGGCTTCATGGACAGCAATACCTCGCTGGGCGTCGGCGGCGTCGCTGCCAATCCGGTAGCGAACACCGCTGCAACCGATGGCACGCTGCGCAACTTCACCGAAACTCTGCTCAAGACCGTGTTGCAAGCCATGTTCGACAACGGCGCCGATATCGACTCGACCTACATCCTGTTGCCATCGGCCCTGCGTACCACGTTTGACGGCTTCCTGGCCGGCCAGACGCGTTTCGACAAGGCTGAGGACAAGTCCTTGACCGCAACGCTGGAAGTCTACATCGGCCCATTCGGTCGCGTGAAGACCGTCAACGCTCGCCACATGCGCGCGCGTGAAGCTTTCATCGTCAACCCTGAATTCCTGGCGCTCGGCACCCTGCGCGCCATGAACGACACGCCTCTGGCGAAGGTTGGCGACACGCAGAACACGCTGGTCAACACCGAGTGGACGCTGATCAACAAGAACACCAAGGCTCACGGTGTGATTGCTGACCTGCAAGCAGTGTAATCCAGCGGCATAGCAGTACAGAAGGGGGCGGCTTTCGGGTCGCCCCTTTTCATTCCCGAACACTTTACCGGATGCCCACATGCAGATACTTGACGCTACCAGCAACAGCCGCTTGACCATGCAGGAACACGGCGACGGCAGCGGGACCATCGTGCAGTCAACGGACATTTCCGGGGCACTCGCGCGCAATGCTGCGCTGCGCTGTGCTGGCATTACCAAAACCGTGGATGGCGACAACCTCTACGCCTCAATCCCGCTCGACCTGATTAACTCGTGGTCCTTGATCAAGTACGGTGTCACCTGGGACATTCTGGCGAAGGACGACAAGAAGCTGGACGAGTTCATCGCGGAACACCCGCACGTGCGCATTGGGGGCAACTGATGAACTACGGCCAACTGAAAGCAGCGATTGCTAACCGCCTGTCGCGCACCAACCTGACCGATATCATCCCCGACTTCGTGACGCTGGGCGAGTCGCGCCTGTATGCCGGCTTCAAAGATATCGAGGTGAGCGTACCTCCCCTGCGCATTCAGCAGATGCTGACCAACGAAACCGCGTCACTTGCGGCGCTGCCTACCGGTTTTCTTGAACTGCACCGCTTTACCGTACCGAGTGGCGCCTACACGCGCGCGCTCGAATACATCACGCCGGAACAGATGGCCGGGCGCATCGCCTCGACCAACTGGCCGCTGTATTATACGTTTCAGGATGGCGGCGTCACTGTCGAAGGCGGCACGCCGGCCAGCTTCACATTCAGCTATTACAAGCGCTTCGATGCGCTGGTAGCTGACGCCGACACCAATTGGCTGCTGACCAATCACCCGGGCATCTACCTGTATTCGGCGCTGATCGAGGCGTACGCGCACATGAAGGACGATGCGCGCATTCCGATGGCTGGCCGCATGTATGCAGCCGCAGCTAACGCGCTGATCGACTCCGACAACACCGCGCGCCATAGCGGTTCGGTGCTGTCCGTCATGGCGGCCCGCTAATGATCCCGCTGATCGGCTTCACGCCTGACATTGACAGCACGACGCCGGGCGCGATCACGGACTGCACCAATGTGATTCCAACCTTGCGCGGCATGGCAGGTGCACCGACCCCGCTTGATGTCGGCGTTGACGCTCTGGCCGCTGAATGCCGGGGCGCCGCAGTCCTGTCACGCCTTGATCAGCAGCGCCGCCTGTTCGCTGGCACGCAAACCAAGATGTACGAGCTATCGGGTACGACGTACCTCGACCGTTCGCGCGTGGGCGATTACACCGGGTCGAGCGAGAACCGGTGGCGCTTCGCACAGTTCGGCAACGCCTCGCTGGCCTGCAATCAGACCGAACTGATTCAAGTGTCCACCTCCGGCGCGTTCGCAGATATCACGCAGTCGCCCAAGGCGGCAATCATTGAAACAGCATCAGGCTTCGTCCTGGCGTTCAATCTGAATTCAGCCTACGTTGGCGGCGACCGTCCTGACGCATGGGCATGCTCGGGCATCTATGACCACCTCACATGGACACCATCGGCAGGCGTCAACCAGGCTGCTTTCGGCTACCTGCTGAACACGCCCGGCGATATCCGCGCGGCTAAGCGCATTGGTAATGATGTAGCAGTCTACAAAGAGCGCTCGATGTACCTCGGGCGCTATGTCGGCCCTCCGGTTATCTGGCAGTGGGATTTGGTCGCGGCCAATGCCGGCGCTGTCTCGCAAGAGGCGGTAATCGACACTGGCACCGCTCACCTGTTCATCGGGCGGGACGACTTCTGGCTGTTCGATGGATCGCGCCCGCGTCCTATTGGCGCACCAGTCAAAGAATGGTTCTTCTCGCGCTCGGATAGCGCCTATCGCTACCGCATCCGATCGTACTTCGATCAGTTCAAGAACATCGCATGGTGGTTCTATCCGACGCCAGGCAGCGAAGGCGCTTTGACTGATGCGCTCGTCTACAACTTAAACAATGACCGCTGGGGGCGCGTTTCCATCCCTGTGCAGGCCGTTCTAATGTACCAGGGCGGCGAAACGACCTATGACGATTGGCCTCCGGGTCCGGCGACCACGTTCGAATCGCTTATCGATCTTCCGTTTGACTCGCTGGCATTCGACACCGATTCAAGCTCGCTCGGCCTGTTCGGCGCCGATGGCAAGATCAAGACGATGACCGGGCCAAGTGGCGATTCCATGATCATGACCGGCGACCTTGGCGACAATGTCCAGTACACGACGCTCACGAAGATATCGCCACACTTCACGATCCGCCCGCCTGCGTCGTCAATGACGCATTTCACCCGCAATTACGCCGGCGACGCGCTGGAAAATCGCGGAACGACCACATTGACGGGCAATCGTTACGACGCGCTCGCATCGGGCCGGCAGCATCGCCTGCAACTGAACATGACCGGCGACTATGAAATAGTAGGCATCGAGCCTGCTGCAACTCCGGATGGTGAGGAATGAGGCTCAATACTGACGCTCGCTTGCCTCAGAACGAGGAAGTTAAAGCGCTCAAGCAACGCATTGCCGACAACCACAAGGATATCGCGCAGCAGGTCAACGCTATGTCAGAAGGGATGTTGCAGGGCGCCACCAACGCGGCTGTATCCGTGCCCCTCAGCGGCAATTACGCCAAGGGTGACTTTGTGCGCAATTCGGCGCCGGCTGAGCTGGGCGCGGCAAGCAGCAAATATGTCGTTCTTGGCTGGGTGTGCATCGCCGCCCCGCTGACGTTCGTGCAGTTTCGCGGACTGACGGGCAACTGATGCTGCGCCAGATCCCAACCAAAGAGGTAGGCCGCGATTGGGAGCGCATCCGGGCGGGCTTGGTCGAGGTCAAGCAGGCGACCACAGACGACTGGCTTCCCGAGGACGTGTACATGGCGCTTAAGGGTGGCGGCGCATCGCTGTACGTGGGCGAGGATGAGCAAGGCGAGTACCTGGGCTTCATAGTATTGCGTCTGGTGCAAACATTTCACGGCTCCAAGGTGGAAATCTGGTGCGCGCATTCGGCCACTAAGACGCCTTTGATGCGCGCGTACTGGCCTGAGATTCAAGACATTGCCAGGCAGGCCGGCGCGAACCTGATCGGCTTTTCGTCTGCGCGCGAGGAATGGCAAGTTGCTGCAAAACGGCTCGGGTTCGTCCCGAAACAAATCACATACGAATTCACCCTTTAGGAGCCAAACATGAGCGGCGGAAGCGCACCAGACAAAACGACTACCACGACCGAGCTACCCGAATGGGCGCGCGGGCACGCACAGGACTTGCTGCAACGCGGCTCCAACCTGTCCAACCAGAATATGCCGGTCTACACCGGCCAGCGTACGGCGGCACTGAACGGCATGCAGACGCAGGGTATGCAGATGACCGCCGACCGCGCGCGCAATGGCTCGGCTGAAATCAACGCCGGCAAGGGCAACCTTGTCGATACGCTGAACGGGAAGTATCTCTCTGCCGGCAATCCGTACCTTGGCGCCGCGATTGACCGCGCCTCGGGCGATGTGACGCGCAACTATCAGGGCGCAGTGGGCGCCAATGACTCGCTTATGGCGCGCTCGGGTGCGTTTGGCGGTTCGGCATGGCAGCAGGCACAGGAAGGCGCACAACGCCAGCTCGCGACCGGCCTGACGGATGTTTCGACGCAAATGCGCATGCAGGACTACGGCGCCGAGCGCCAGAACCAGATGGCAGCGCAACAAACCGCCCTCGCCTACGGCCAGCAGCCTTACATGGACGCGAAGGCCATGCAGGACGCCGGCGCCACGCAATACGGCTATGACCAGCAGTTGATCAGCGATCAACAAGACCTGTTCAACGAGCAGGCGCAATCGCCTTACAAGTCGCTCGATGTACTGGCAAACA